AATATGCATCGGCAATCAAAAAACTGGCTGGAAATCGAAAAATAGAATCCGTCATTGTCGACCCGTCTGCTGCCAGCTTTATTGCAGAATTGGTACACAACGGGTTCCATGTCCGTAAAGGCAACAACGATGTATTGGAAGGCATTCGGCGAGTTTCCACAGATTTGCAAAATGGAAAGCTGTTCTTTTCCCCAAGCTGCAAAGACTGCATCCGGGAATTTTCCCTGTACCGTTGGGACGAAAAGCAGCAGAAGGATACGCCACTGAAGACAAACGACCATGCCATGGATGATGTCCGGTATTTTGTCAACACGATTTTGCACGGTGGTGCAATTCTATACGATGTAAAGGGGGGGATTTGATTGACAGAATCTGAAATATTATCTTTCAACAATCATCTCTATTTATACAACAGCGGCTATTATATGGAATCGCCGGACGCACCGCTGACGGTGGAGCTGTTGCAAGAATGGCTGGAACGGCACAAACAGGACTGCATTCGGTATCGTTTTCTCAAGGCGATGTACGAGGGGCGGCATCCGATTCTCTTTGCTCCCAAAAAAGAAGATTACAAGCCGGATAATCGGATTGTCTGCAACTTTGCAAAATACATTGTGGATACCCTGAACGGCTATTTCATTGGGAAACCGGTCAAGACCGTCTGTGCAGACAAAGCCATTTCGGCTGCGATTACGCAAATCGAACAGTACAACGACCAGGATGACAATAATGCAGAACTGTCCAAGATTTGCAGTATTTATGGATGCGGCTATGAATTTCTGTATCGGGATGAAATTCCACGGCATTGTATTACTTATCTGACGCCACTCGAAGGATTTGTGGTGTATGATGATACGGTTGCCAGAAAGCCGCTATATGGGGTACGGTATTATTACGATAAAGATAACGTCATGCATGGCAGCGTTTTCACAGAATCCGTGGAAATTCCGTTTTCGGATGCAAACGGCCTGCATTTTATGGAAGAAAAGCATCACTTTTTCAAAGGTGTGCCGCTGATTGAATACATCGAAAACGAGGAGCGAACTGGTGCGTTTGAGCATGTGGTCAGTCAGATTCTTGCCTATGACAAGGCGATTTCGGAAAAGGCAAACGATGTGGACTATTTTGCAGATGCGTATCTGAAAATTTTAGGGGCAAAGCTGGACGAAAAATCCTTAGAGCAGTTAAGGCGGAATCGCATTATCAACATGGAATCCGAACTCACAGAACAATTGATCGTGGAGTTTTTGGAAAAACCAAACGCCGACACCACACAGGAACATTTGCTGGAACGGTTGGAAACGGAGATTTTCAATTTGTCGATGGTTGCCAATATCAGCGACAAGGAATTTGGAAACGCCACTGGCAATGCCCTTTCGTACAAGCTGCTTTCCATGGACAATCTCTGCCGGATGAAAGAGCGAAAATTTGTTTCCGGTATGAATCAGCGTTGGCGGCTGCTTGCAAGCGACCCCATTTCCGGTATGCCGGCGGATGCCTGGATGCAGCTGGACTATCAATTTACCAGAAATGCCCCCAGAAATCTGCTCGAAGAGGTGCAGACAGCAGCTGCCATGCAAGGCATTACATCCCAGAAAACACAGCTGAAAATCATTTCCGCTGTGGACAACGTGGAACAGGAAATAACAGAAATCGACCGAGAAAACGGCACAGTGCTGGAAGACTCCCTTCGTGCAGACAGGATAGACGATGGCACGGAATAATTCGGACTACTGGAACGACCGAAAGCAGCAGTTCTCCGCCTCTCTTGCAAAGGATGAAAAACGGCTGTTCTCCAAGTTGGCAGCGTACTATGAACGAGAAGCGGCAGCGTTGGAAAAGCAGATTGCCGCCTACTACACGCAATATGGGGAGGGCAATGTGCTTGCCTATCGGCAGCTGCTGCAAACGCTGGACGCAGCAGAGGTGCAGCTATTGATGCAGGATTGCAATGCGTTTGCGGAGAAATATCCGGAATATGCGGATTTCCTGCCAGTACGGGAGAGCATTTACAAGCTGAACCGCTTAGAGGGACTGCAAACGTCTATTTTGTTGCAGCAGCTGGAAATCGGAGCGGTGGAACAGGAACAGCTGACCGCATTCTTTTTGAAACAGGCGGCACGGTATGCGAATTTTTCTGCGGAGCTGCTCGGGTTCGGAGAGCAGTTTTACCGAATCGACAGCGATATGGTGAAAAAGGTGGTTGGCAACAGCTGGTGTGAGGGAAAGAACTTTTCCGAACGCATCTGGGACAACCGGCAGAAGTTAGCACGCACGATGCAAACGGAAGTGGTCAACGGCATCATTCGGGGTGAAAATTACCACACGCTTGCAAACAATCTGCGGCAGAAATTCACCAGTGTTTCCAAAAAACAGGCGGAACGGCTGGTGTATACGGAAGATACGTATCTGTCCTGTGAAGCTGCCATCACGCAGTTTGAAAAGGACCCCAGTTTTACGCAGTATCGGTTTGCCTGTACCATGGATGGCAGCGAATGCGATATTTGCAGGGCGTTGAGTGGGCAGACCTTTTCCATCAAAGAACGGACACCGGGGACAAACTTCCCGCCCATGCATCCGTGGTGCAGATGCTTTTTTGATATTGTGGTGCCGGATTTGGAGACGATGCGGCGGAATGAGAAAAAATCGGCTGAAAATCATTCCAATTCAGATGCGATTTTGTTGACAGATATGCAGGATAGNNATAAATCAAAGTACAGTGCCAGTGAGCAAGCAGAACGTGCTAAAAAGGCAAAGGAAGTTTGTACCCGTGTGCTTTCTGCCTTACATCGTGACCAAAATGGAGCAATTCTTGACAAAATAGTCTATACTGCTTCCGGAAAAGAAGTCAAAATCGTTGAGAAAACGGTTCTGCATGAAGAACCAAATTCTATTACGCAAGTCGTGAATGCAAAAGGCGGCGTTAATCGAAATTATTATGATGAAAACGGAAATCAGTTTTTACAGATAAGTAATAATGGACATGGCAATGCAATAGAAGAAGATGAGGGCTTTTTTGGAGAACATGCACATGACTATATTTATGGAAAGCATGATGAATTGCATCGAGGAAGTGCAAGAGAACTTACTGAAACAGAACGAAAAGAAAATGGTGATATACTATGAAAAGCGTGATGGAAATTCAAAAAGAATTACAAAATGCATTCTGTGTAGCTTTTATATGTGGTGAAAAAGATGGGTATATTGATTGCTGTTATAGTGATGAACTAAAAAAAAATATATACCATCTTCGATATGGAACAGATGAGTATGATGTAACAGGGGAAAATGAAGTTTTTACATTTCCATTTATAAATGGGAAATCACTATCTGAAATTTATGCAGATGTTGAGATTCAACCATGTTAAACTTGCCTACTAAAATCGAAGAATATAAAAAGCATCTCAGTTGAGGTGCTTTCCACTATTCAAAGAAAAGAACGCATGTAGTTCCGTCAAGAGGTGAAAATGATGAATCTTGAACAATATTTCTGTAAAACAGTATCCGTGGTTTCTATGGAAAATAAAGAGTATACAGGCAAAGTTGATGTCTACCTTCCTCCAAATGATAATGATGGTCAAGAAGGAATAGGAATAACCTGTGGAGTTTGGCTTGATGAAGAGGATATCAAATCAATCAAAATCATAGATTAAAGCATCTCATTGAGGTGTTTTTTTCATATCAAAAAGAGGTGATGGAGTATGTCTGATGCGGAATACCTTGCATTTTTAAAAGAAATGGATGAAGGCTTAAAAAAATTATCAGATTGTTGTGAAAAAACTGCTGATATTCTGAAAATCGCAGAATTAAAAATGAAGATTGCAGAAGCATGTCACAATATGAATTCAGCCAAATAAAAAATCAGCATCCGAAAGGGTGCTATTTTTATACCCAAAAATCAGAAAGAGAGGAAAAAACCATGGCAGAGGAAACCAAACCAACTACCGAGCAGACAGCCAAGACCTACACCGAGGAAGAATACAAGTCGTTGCAGGCACAGCTGACCGCATCACAAACCAGCCTGGAAGCAGCGAATGACAAGCTTGCATCCTTTGAAAAGATGGATGTGGAGAAAATCAAGCAGGAGGCAGCTGATTGGAAGCAGAAGTTTGAACAGGCAGAAGCCGACCGCAAGGAAAAGGAGTACAAGGATGGCGTTGCTGCATTTGTCCGGAAACAGGGCATGAAAAACGACATCTATGCCGAACATCTGACCAATCAGATTGTAAGTAAAAATTTGCAGTTTGATGACAAGGGCGTGCTGCTGGGCGGTGAGGATGTCGTGAAGGCATTGAAAACAGCTTGTCCGGATGCCTTTGCACCAGATCCGCATGAACGGGCAGCCGCTCCCACATCCGGACACCTGCCCACTTCCATGGACGGCGTGGAACGGGCATTTTACGCAAAAAACCCAAATCTGAAACCAGAATAAACAGGAGGTAACAATTTATGGCACATGAAGCACAGGAAAAGTACAGCAAGATGGTACTCGTAAAAATGAGAAGTGAAACCATTCTTGCAGATGGTATCATTTTCAACAACGACTACGAGGGCAGCCCTGCCGCCGGCGTGGTCAAGATTCCAAAGCGGGATGTCGAAGTCTCTGCCAGAAACTACGACAAGGCAGCCGGCATTGAACCGGGTGTGGGCTCTACCGAATACGAGAATTTCACCATCACCAAGGATGTGGCGGTCAACGAAATCATTGACGGCTATGATGCGGAACTGGTACCGGATAATCTGGTGGCGGATCGTCTGGATTCTGCCGGCTATTCTCTTGCCGTCCGGATGGATACCGATGCCTCCAGCTGCCTGATTGCACAGGGCACCCAGATTACCAAGGCAGCTTCTACCCCTGCAACCGTGTACGATGACATTGTCGACCTGCGAACCAGAATGACAAAGGCAAATGTTCCGTCCAAGGACAACCGCCGCTATCTGCTGGCAACGCCGGACTTTTATGCAAAGATTCTGAAGGATGACCACTTTGTGGGGGCATCCAATCTGGGCGATACCGTCAAGCAGAGCGGCTGTGTGGGCAGAATTGCCGGATTCAATGTCTACGAGTGGAATGATGAAACCGCCGGTCTGGAATGCATTGCAGGGCATCCGAAGTTTGCAACACGGGCAAAGGAATTTTCTTCTGCACCGCACATTGTCTCTCTGGAAGGCGATTCCAAGTATGTGAACTGCTCTGCGGTCAAGGGCAGAATGGCATATGACCACAAGGTGCTGCGGAAACAGGCAATTCTTGTCGTGTTTGCCCCGTCTTTGATTGCACTGGTACAGACTGCTTTTGCATCCGGAAAAGTGACAGTGACCACCGCTGCAACGGCAACCGGTAGCTTTATTTATCGTGTCAACCCGACCGAGCGTGCAACCTATCAGCAGGATTTCACGGCACTGGCAACCAGCAATGCATGGACATCCGGCACGGAAATTGCCGCAAAGAAGGGCGATACCATCGAAATCATTGACCTGGACAGCAACAAAAAGTGCGTCAAGGTCGGCTATCTGACGGTGCAGTAAGATGTATGCAGACTTTACATATTACAAGGATTGCTATTATGGGCAGCAGATTGCCGATGCGGAGGTATTCCGCACGGCAGCCGCCCGTGCATCAGAATACATGGACAGCGTGACGTTTGGCAGACTGGAAAGCGGTGTGCCGGAAGCATTCGCCGAACCAGTCAAAAAGTGCTGCTGTGCGTTGGCTGAGGCATTTTATCTGCAACAGCAGGCATATACCTGTGCTTCTACAGACGGCACAGGGGCAAAGAAATCAGAAACACAGCACAACTACAGTGTGACGTACAGCACGCCAGCAGAAACGCTTGCTTCCCTATTAAACGGCAGAAGTTTTTCTGCATATTTGTATAGCATTTGTATGCGGTACTTAGGGCGAACTGGACTGCTTTATAGGGGGTGCGATTGATGTTTACAAACTGCGAAGGCTGCACCATCTACGAAAAATGCGTAGGAGCAGATGGATTTCCTGCCTACATGGTACACCACATCCCAAATGTGTACTGGGAGCAGTGCATCGGACAAAGTGCCAATAAGAATGCGAATAAAAGTAACATGGCACAGGAATCCAGTATTTATCTGGCGATTCCGGCAGATTCTCTGACAGATTACACGCCAAAATACGATGACTTGCTTGTGAAAGGCTTACAGCCTGTTTCACAGCCGCCGGACAAATCCAAAAGCTACACCATTCTGACTGTAACAGACTGCTTGTATGGATCTCCGGCAGTACAGCATATTGAGGTGACAGCAACGTGACGGAAATTCAAACACCAAGGGGCTGTATTATCACTGTACAGACCGGCAGCGGAAAAACAACTGCAAAACTGGTCTGGAATCAAAATTTTTCTCAAAAATACACCGCAAAATTTGATCGGGTACAGAAATTCATTGACAGTGAATGCCTACGGCACTGTGATAAGCTGGTACCCATGAAAACCGGTATGCTGAAAAAGTCTGGTATTCTGGGAACCGTGATTGGTAGCGGTAAAATCCGCTACATTGCCCCCTATGCTGGATACCAGTATTACAAAGGACGTGCCAATGGGCAGCGTGGACGGCTCTGGTTTGAGCGAATGAAACAGACACATCAGGCAGAAATTCTGCGTGGTGCTGCACAAAAACTGAAAGGATGATGGCATTTGATTGAAGCCGTTCGGACATGGTTTCGGACGTGTCCATTATTACGAAAAGGCACCATTTTCGGTGTTGATAAGCTGGGGGCTGACCCGGTAGGATATGAAATTGCACCGCTTTCCTGCAATCCGGTGGTGAAAAAATATGTGGACGGCAGCAGCATCCGGCAATTCCAGTTCGCATTTGCCAGCCGTGAGGTGTATGACGAACAGCAGAACATGCAGAACACGGCGTTTTATGAACAATTGCAAGACTGGCTGGAGGAACAGGCGGATATCGGAAATCTCCCTGCATTGGGGGAAGGAAAAAAAGCACGAGATTTGCAAATCTTATCCAGTGGATATGTATACGATACTGGTGACAGCACAGCGATTTATCAGATGGAGCTGTCACTGTTGTATATTCAAAAGAAACAATACAATTAAAACATGGAGGTAATATCATATGGGCGTTGGAATTGATCAATTAGATGTCAAAAAGCGGTCGGAAAAGCTTTCTTTTTTGGAGGTGCAGACAAGCGATAGTGAGTCGAAATATTATCGTATGGAAGCTTTCACGACCTTGGAATTCTCCCAAAATACGAAAGAACACAGTGTACAGTATGTGGATGAAGATACAGAACGTACCAAAGTAGTGGGACATTCTGAATCTGTAGATTATGACTTTGAGCACTATATTGGGCAGCCGGCTTTGGAGGAAATTGTAAAGATTACAGAAGGCGAACTGGTTGGAAAGGCAGCGGTCAGAAACATTGTTACTGTTGACATGACAACTGCAAATCTTTCAAGCGGCAATAACTATACCGCAAGAGCCACAATTCGTCCATATTCCATTGTTCCTGGCTCGAACGGCGGCTCTACAGAATGTATGAATTACAGTGGTACATTCAAATCCAATGGGGCAAAGAAAAATATTACAGTCAGCTGCAGCAAAGACAATGAGTGGCAGGAAATTGCAATCCAGACAAGTTCCTCTTCCACAAGTACATATTCGGAGGAATAATCTATGACTGATTTTTATACATGGAATCGTAATGGGGTTTCTGTTCCATTTGACATGGAAGATGCAGAAACAGCACAGAAATATCAGGAAGCGGCTTCTGGGCTTGAAAAGTTTGGAAACAACGACACGCTTTCCAATGAAGCAGAACGGATTCGGGCAGATTGTGCAGTCATCCGTTCTTTTTTTGCAGCCGTTTTTGATACAGAAACTGCGGATGCCATCTTTCGGGACGTTCCGGACAATCGCCGGAAGTATCTGGATGTATTAGAAAGCTTCATGGCATTTATCTATAAGCAAACGATAAATGCTGCACAGCGTATGCTGCGAATTGCAAAACAGTATGCACCCGGTATGCGTGACCATGGCGGTGATGCAGATGAATCTGCTGTATGAGAAACTGCCGGATACTGTGAACGTGGGCGGAACTGCCTATGCAGTGCACACGGATTTTCGGGAATGGATTGCCTTCTTTGACATGATGGCGGATGAAAATTACACACCAAAAGAAAAATTGATGACCAGTCTGCGGTGGTTTCGGGAGAAGCCACCGTCTGACCTTTTAGCAGCATGGAATGCACTGCTGCAATTTGCAGGCTGTGCGGATCATCCAAATGATGAAGAGCCAGAAGAAACAAACCGCAGAAAAGAAACCAACTGCTTTTCCTGGTCGTATGACAGTGCCTATGTGCTGGGTGCATTCCTGCAATGCTATCATATGGATTTGCGAGTGGTTCCCTATTTACACTGGTATCATTTTATGGCATTGTTTGAAGCCTTGCCGGATGATTTGCCACTGAAAAAGAGAATCGGGTATCGCAGCATCCATCTGTCAGAGATAAAAGACAAAGCAAAAAGAGCAGAAATCCAAAAAATCAAACAGCGGATTGCCATTCCGCACGCACCCATGTCCGCCGGACAAGTTGGTGCGTTTTTCTGATAAGGAGGAATCAGAATGCCACAGGCAGACGGCAGCTTATTATTTGATTCAAAATTAGATCTTGCCGGCTTTCAAGTCGGGGTGGATCTGGTCTCCGATGCCATTCAGGGCATTGGTGCAAAGCTGAAAGATTTGGCAACCTCTGTGCTGACCACTGGTATGACATTTGAATCTTCCATGTCAGAAGTGGCGGCACTGTCCGGTGCAACGAGTGCGGAGCTGGAATCCCTGACGGAGACGGCAAAGGAATATGGTGCTGCCACACAGTTCACAGCAGCAGAATCCGCACAAGCTTTTAAGTATATGGCATTAGCAGGCTGGGATGCTACGCAAATGACAGAGGCATTACCAGGGGTACTGAATTTAGCGGCTTCTTCCGGCATGGAACTGGCAGAAGCCAGCGATATTGTAACAGACTATCTTTCCGCATTTGGCATGGAAGCCAGTGAAGCAACTTATCTTGCTGACCTGTTGTCCTATGCACAGGCGAACAGTAACACCACAGTGGAACAGCTTTCCGGTGCATACAAAAACTGTGCTGCAAATCTGCATTCTGCCGGACAGACGGTAGAAACCACAACTGCATTGCTTGCGATGATGGCAAATCAGGGCTTTAAGGGAGAAGAAGCTGGTACTGCCCTGTCAGCTGTCATGCGGGATTTATCAAACAATATGTATCTTGTGGATGATACATTTGTAAAAGGAAATGAAGAACTAAAAGGACAAGAAGGCTATATTGAAAATCTGTCGGATTTGTATGGGCAATATGTCGTGGACATTGGCAACACTGCGGTTGCTGTTTCCGATGCAAACGGAAATTATCGGCAACTGACAGACGTATTAGAGGACTTTGAACAGGCAACCAATGGTATGACAGAGGCAGAACAGAACTCTGCCTTGCAAAATGCATTGACTGCTGACAGTATCAAGGGCGTCAACATGATGCTGAATGCAGGGTCACAAAGTGCACAGGAATTTGCAGCAGAACTGGAAGATTCAGCAGGGACAGCAGCAGATGCAGCCGCTACGATGCAGGATAATATAGAAGGTGACCTTGCCAATCTCTCTTCTGCCTTTGAGGGGTTGCAGCTGAATGTGTTCGAGGAGATGAAAGAACCGATTCGGGATGTCCTGCAAACGCTTGCAAAGACCTTACAGGACAGCAAGACACAGAAAGCGGCTTCTGATTTGGGGAAAGTACTGGCAGATATGGCGAAAACACTGGCGAACAAACTGCCGGATGCCATTGATGCAGTCTCTAAAGTTGTCAAATTTTTGTGGGATAACAAGGGACTGATTGCTGGGATTACAACAGCAATCGCAGTTGCAAAAGGACTTAGTACAATTTCAACCGTGCTAAAAACAATCACAACGCTTCTTTCTTCATCCAGTCCGCTTGGATGGGTTTCGCTTGGTGTGAGTGCGATTGCAGGATTGATTGCCTATACAGGGACTTTGAAAACAGAATTGGAAAAAGTGTATGAGGAACATGCAAAAATTCCGGATGAAGTACAAAAAGCAATTGACAAAACAAAAGAATATGAAGAAGAATGGGAAAATGTAAAAAAAGAAACTGCAAACAGCGGTCTGCAGATAGAATCGGAACATACTCGTATTTCTGATTTGAAAGATTCCATGTTGGCATTATTGAATGCAGATGGAACGATAAAAACTGGATACGAAGAAAAAGTAACAAATATTTTGGACGAACTGAATACATACAGCGGTATGGCATGGACGGTATCCGGAAATGTAATTATGGCAAACGATGAAATCATTGGAAGCTATGAAGGAATCTCTGCTGCAATTGATCAGGTAATTGAAAAACAGTATGCCCAAAACTATCTTGAATTGTTTGGAGAAGAAGCAAAACAGGCTGCCAGTCTACGTACTGAATTGCTATCCAGTGCAGAAGAAATTAAAGAGGAAATTGATAGCACCGAGCAAGAAATAGAAGATGCAAAATCAAGAATGAAGGAATTGGAACAGGAAAATTCCACATATACCATTTCTTATGCAGATGGAACAACAGAAACATTTAAAGCAACTTTCGATCAATGGCCAGAAGATGCAAAAAGAGAATATGAAGAATGGGCAACTGTGGTAGATGCTTGCAATAACAAACTAAACGGAGAAGATGGGCTTATTTCTAAATATAAAAGCAGCATAAAAGACCTACAGGAAAACACAAATGTACAGGATTTATACAAAGAATCGCTTGCTGCTTTTGAGAATGGTGATTATGATGCAGTTATTTCGAACTATGAAAACAGAAATCATGCGATTTTGACAGCCGCAAATGCGACAAAAGAAGAGTTAGAATTACAGCTTGATGAAGCACAACTGTACTATGATACCTTAAAAAGGATGGCAGAAGAAAATCCTGGTTCCGTTACGGAAGAAGAATTACGAGCATCAAAAGACAGCTTAAATCAAGCGATTGTTGAATATGTAAAAGCTGCTGGGGATGGTGGAAAGGTTACTGGTGAATCGTATGCAGATGCATTAAGAAATACAGATGTATCATTGAGCGACACTATAAGATATCTGAAAGACTTTATAACTGGAGAAATGGATATGACAGAAACCGCTAAATCAATTGGCGGAAATACCG